TTGTGATGGAAGCTTATATCTACATTGACAAAAAAGAAAATGTAAATGATAGTTATTTTTGGTGTTTGCTTAGATCGCTAACTATAAACCTACAAAGGCAAAAAAAGAAACATCAAATATCAGAACTAGATGATAATTTAATTATCTTTGACGAGCAATACAAAGAAAAACCATTTAAAGGCTATATTTTAGAATATATTGATACTTGGTATTGGTATGATAGAAAATTGTTTTTATTGGTTAAAAACGGCTATTCTATGCGTAAGATAGCTAGAGAGACGGGAATTGGTTTCAATTCAATTTACAATACGATTAAAAATTGCGAACAAAAAATAAAAGATTATGAAAAAAATACTTAGCATTTTAGCAATTGCATTATTTGCAAGTTGCACAGTAGAGAAAGTAGAAGAGCCGAAAGATTGTAACTGCAATAGAGTAGTAGATTATGCTCCTATAATCGTTCTTAACGGTGGTATTCAAGGATTCGTTTGGACTGTAAACGACTGTACTGGTTTGTCAGACAGAAGAAACTATTATAATTATATACCTAAAATTGGGGAGTGCAGATGAAACTATCAGAAATTAAACCAAACCCGAATAATCCTCGATTAATCAAAGACGATAAATTTAAAAAACTTTGTCAATCTTTAAAGGATTTTCCAGAGATGCTCGAACTTCGCCCAATAGTCGTAAACAAAGATATGATTATATTAGGTGGAAATATGCGATATAAGGCAGCTAAAGAAATTGGATTGAAAGAAATTCCAGTTACTATTGCAGACCTAACCGAAGATCAACAAAGAGAATTTTTAATCAAAGACAATACTTCTGGTGGCGAATGGGATTGGGAAGTATTAGCCAATGAATGGAACAGCGAGGAGTTGGAAGCGTGGGGATTGGATATTCCAGCGTTTGAAACTGATGAAGTATTGGAAGCAACCGAAGATGATTTCGATGCTACTCCTCCAGAAGAACCTAAAACAGTTTTAGGAGACCTTTACGAAATTGGAGAGCATAGGTTGTTGTGTGGAGATAGTACACAAACCGATACTTTTGAAAAATTGATGCAAGGAGAGTTTGCTGATATGGTAGTAACTGACCCACCATATAATGTTTCTTACGAAGGTAAAACAAAAGATGCACTTACTATTGAAAACGATTCAATGGGGAACGATGATTTTTATAAATTTCTTTATGATTTTTATACTGCTTGTAATTCATTTATAAAAAAAGGCGGGGCTTGGTATGTTTGGCACGCTGATTTAGAAGGAGTTAATTTTAGGAAAGCTTTTAAAGATGCTGGTATAAAATTGTCTTCTGTATTAATTTGGAATAAAAATACTTTAGTTATGGGTCGTGGAGACTTCCATTGGAAACACGAACCTTGTTTATACGGTTGGAAAGAAGGAGAAGCTCATAATTGGTATTCTGACAGAAAACAAACAACTATAATTGATTTTGATAAGCCAAGCAGAAATGGAGAGCACCCAACAATGAAACCAATAGGATTATTTGGCTATCAAATAGAAAATAGTTCAAAGGTTGGTGATATTGTAATTGATGCTTTTGGAGGTTCAGGAACTACAATGGTTGCTTGTGAACAACTGAAAAGAAAAGCTAGAGTAATTGAGTTCGACCCTAAATACTGCGATGTAATAGTAAAGCGAATGATAAAACTTGATGATACTTTAATAGTAAAAAGAAACGGAGTTGATGTAACTAATGAATGGAAATAATGGCATACGACCGCAATAAAATCTTCCTACAGGCAAAGGAAATGATAGTTAAACACAAGTTGTTTTTTGTGGAGGATATCGTTTCGTTCCTGCCTTGTGCAAAGCCTACATTTTATGATTTCTTTCCGCCCGACTCTAACGAACTGAACGAACTAAAAGAATTACTTGAAGTAAATCGAACAACCTTAAAGGTTTCAATGCGTTCTAAATGGTACACTTCAAACGCTCCAGCTTTACAAATGGCATTAATGAAATTGATAGCAACGCCTGAGGAATTGAAAAAGTTATCAATGCAATTTGTTGAAAGTGAGAACACTAATAAGAATAAAATTTCAATCAAACCAATAGATTGGACAACAACAGATGTACAAGATTAATGAAGCATTCAAACCTCTTTACACTTCAAAAAAGAGATACTTCTTTATAACAGGCGGGCGAGGCTCTTTGAAATCTACGTCCGTTCACGATTTTATTTCAAGACTTACATACGATAAAGGTCATGGTATTTTAGTTACAAGATACACAATGACATCAGCAGAAAAGTCAATCATTCCTGAATTTAAAATAGTTGCAACCCGTAATGGATCAATCAATGATTTCATAATTACCAGCAGTAAAATAACAAACAAATTAACAGGTTCGTTTATTTTGTTTAGCGGAATCAAAACATCAAGCGGAGACCAAACAGCAAATTTAAAATCACTCGCAGGAATTACGACGTGGGTAATTGACGAGGGTGAAGATTTCAAAGACGAAAAAACCTTTGATGATATTGACGATTCAATACGAACAAACGAAAAACAAAACCGTATTATTTGGATTCAAAATCCTAGTACTATTGATCATTTTATCCACAAAAGATGGGTCGATAAAACACCAAAGATTTTAAATATTGAAGGCTTCGATGTGATTACTTCAAACCACAAAAACGTTGAGGCGATACATACTACATACCATATTGCAAAGCATTATTTAAGCGAAAGTATTTTAGAAAAGATTGAGGAAATAAGAATTTCAGAGACTAAAAAATACCTACATAAATATCTTGGAGCGTGGCTCGATAAAGCAGAAGGAGTTGTATTTACAAATTGGAAGTTTGGCGAATTTAATCCCAACCAATTGCAGACTTCTTTTGGAATGGATTTTGGATTTAGTATTGACCCTGATGCGTTGGCAGAGGTTGCGATTGATAAAACTAAAAAGATTATTTATGTTAAACAGCACATTTATCAACGTGGTTTAAAGACCCATATTTTAGCTGAATTAATAAAAGAGAAAGCAAACAACGGACTTATAATTGCTGATAGTGCAGAACCTCGTTTGATTGACGACTTGAAACATTTAGGTATAAATATACAAGCCGTTAAGAAGGGAACGATTGAAAGCGGTGTGGTTCGGATGCAGGACTTTCAAATAATCGTAGAACCCAACAGCGACGCAATAGCAAAAGAATTTAATAACTATTGTTACCTAAACAAGACTTCAAAATTATACATTGATGACTGGAATCACATAATTGATGCTATCCGTTACAATGTAATATTTCATTTAGACAACCCCAACAAAGGCAAATATTTTGTGTACTAATAAATAAAATTATGAAAAGAAAAGAGATAATAAATAAAGTTGAAGCATCGCTTTTAAAATACGATTCTTTAAAAAATGTATCTGAACAGGAAGTTGGATATACAAAAGCGTTACAACATTTTCTAATTCTTTTATCCAATAAAACAAAATAAAACTTTTACGTTTACAAGGTATGAAGATCGAGATAAACATACCAACCGAGCTAAAAGAAATCAAACTTTTGCAGTATCAAAAATTCTTAGATATTGCAAATGATGAATTTTTACAACAAAAAATGATACAGATATTTTGCAACGTTAACCCAAAAGATGTTGCACAAATGAAATATAATAATGTTGAAGAAATTACTACCAACATTATTTCGATGTTTGCCAAAGAACACAAATTTATACAGCGTTTTAAAATTGGTACAACTGAGTTTGGTTTCATTCCGAACTTAGAGAATATTACCCTAGACGAATACGTAGATATTACAACCTACATAAATGACTTTAGTAATATGCATAAAGCAATGGCTGTTATGTTTAGACCAATTACAGAAAAGCTATCGGATAAATATACTATTGAACCCTACAAAAATACTGCTGAATATTCCGAGATAATGAAACACGCACCACTTGATGTTGTACTTGGTTCGATTGTTTTTTTTTACAATTTAACGAACGAGTTATTAAAAAGTTCGATGAGTTATTTCCAGAAACACAAAGCGGAACTGAGTATAGTGAACAATCACAGTTTGGCAAACGGTGGGGATGGTATAGTAGCTACTATGCACTTGCTAGAGGAGATGTGCGAAACTTTGAGGCAGTCGGAAGACTTCAACTTTTTACGGCTTTAACCTTCCTTACTTTCGAGAAACAAAAAACTGATTTAGAATTAAAAATGATAAAAAAATGATATACGACAGCAAAACAGACACTCTACTACACATTAAAAGAGTAGCGGAATTAATGATAGAAGCGTCAATTGAATTAATAAAACGTGCAAATATTCACGATAATTCAAAACTTGAAAGTCCAGAAAAAGAGTTATTTGATGAGTACACGCCAAAATTAAAAGGTTGCACTTATGGTTCAGAAGAATATAAAGAGTATTTGAAAGAATTGAAAGTTGCACTTGACCACCATTATCAAAAAAATTCGCATCATCCAGAACATTATGAAAATGGAGTGAATGGATTTGATTTATTTGATTTAATGGAAATGTTTTTCGATTGGAAAGCAGCAGGAGAAAGACACGCAGATGGAAACATTTACAAGTCAATTGATATTAATAAAGACCGTTTTAAAATGTCAGAACAAACCGTTGATATATTCACTAACACAGCTAAACGTCTTGGGTGGTAATGTTTTTAAAATGATTAAGAAATGATAGGCTACATTAACATATTAGACAAGATAGAAACGGAATTATTAAAAGACCCTTTTTGTAAGGCGGTTAGTCGTGGCGATATTTATAAAGTCGCTACTAATAAGCAGCAAATATACCCGCTTTCTCACTTAATTGTTAATTCATTTAGGCCAAACGGCAACGCAACGAGCTATAATGTAAGCGTAATTTCAATGGACGTTGTGAAAGAAAATGAAGATAATGAGGACTTTGTTTTGAATACTCAATCATTTGTTAATATGCGGTTAATGGAGTTATTAGGACGTGGAAATTTACACGATGATTTATACCATTTGGACGGATCACCATCGTATGAATTTTTTAGAGATAGGTTCGAAGACAAAGTAGCGGGTTGTACAGTAACATTTGATGTGTTGATACCTAACGAAATGCCAATCAGATAATGGTACCAGAACAAACGTATAAAAGCCTGAGCGATTTTCGTGACTATGTTGTGAGTAATGCTAAACAAAATCTATTGTCTAAAAATACTTTTGGAACGCTATCGAAATCATTAGATAATAGCATTGTAAAAGTAAGTAAAAATAGTTTTCAATTGGGCTTTACGATGCCAATGTATGGACAATTCCAGGACAAAGGAGTTTCAGGTGTTAAGACAAAATTTAATACACCTTTTAGTTATAAAGATAAAATGCCACCTCCTAAAGCATTCGACAAATGGATAGTAAAAAAAGGAATTGCACCACGAAACGCACAAGGAAAATTTGTGAGTCGAGAGGGTTTGAAATTCGCAATTGCTAAAAAGATATTCCTTCACGGAATTAAACCAAGTTTATTTTTTACCAAGCCATTTGAAGCTGGATATAAAAAATATATTGATGTTGAACTAGAAAAAGCGTTTGCATTGGACGTTGAAAAATTAATGGTAAATTCGTTAAAATGAAAATATTAAATATAAGAAGTCCGTATTTTATTACGGTCAATGAAGTCGGACAAGTTGGTAGTAAAATTGAGTTATTTATTTGGAATGATGGCACGAC